CTCCCCTCTCCCGCTTGCGGGAGAGGGGCCGGGGGAGAGGGCAAACCGCCCCCATGAACACAGGAGAGCCACCCCATGGCCATGCCCCGCAAACTCAAAAATCAGAACATCTTCAACGATGCCAACAGCTACCAGGGCGTGGCCAAAAGCGTCACCCTGCCCGACCTCACCCGCAAGCTGGAAATGTGGCGCGGCGCCGGCATGGATGGTGCCGTGGGCGCCGACCTCGGCATGGGTGACGACGGCCTCAAAATCGAATGGACCGTCGGCGGGCTGGATCTCATCAGCCTGCGCCAGTTCGGCATCACCAACGCCAGCGGCGTGGCCCTGCGCTGGGCCGGCGCCTACCAACGCGACGATGACGGCAGCGTCACCGCTGTCGAGGTCGTAGCCCGCGGCCGTCACGAAACCTACAGCTTTGGCGACGCCGAAGCCGGCGAAGACACCGAGCACACCATCACCACCGCCTGCACCTATTACAAGCTGATCGTCGACGGCAACGTCGAAGTGGAGATCGACCTGCTCGGCATGGTGTTCATGGTGGGCGGTGAAGACCGCCTCGCCGAGCAACGCGCCGCCATCGGCCTGTAACCCGCATAACCGCCCTTCACCTCCCCTCTCCCGCTTGCGGCAGAGGGGCCGGGCGAGAGGGCAGCATCACCACCATCCCGAAGGAGCCACCCCATGCCCCAACCCATCTACAGCGCGCCCATCGAGCTGGCGCAGCCCATCAAGCGCGGCCAAACCGAAGTCAAGGAAATCACCCTGCGCCGCCCCGGCTCGGGCGAACTGCGCGGCCTCAAACTGGCCGACCTGGTGCAGGGCGACGTCAACGCCGTTATCCGCCTGGTGCCACGCATCAGCCAGCCCACCCTGCTCGAACAAGAAGTCGCCGCCCTGGACGCCTACGACCTCACCCGCTGCGCGGATGAAATTGCCGTTTTCTTGCAGACGCCGCCGCAGAAGCCGACGGAAGAGGCATCCCCCGAGTAGTTGACGACGCCATGGCGGATATCGCCATGGTCTTCCACTGGGGGCCGGAACAGATGAACGCCATGCCCCTGGCGGAACTGATCCAATGGCGCGAGCGCGCCCGAGAACGATGGGAACTGCAGCATGGCGCGCGATCTAAAACTACAGGTGGTACTAAACGGGCTTGACCGCGCCAGCAAGCCCTTCCGCGAAGCCGGCCGCAGTGCCATCGGCCTGGGCCGCGACCTCAAGGCCACCCGCAGCGAACTCAAGGGCCTGCAGGCCCAACAGAGCGACATCAGCAGCTTCCGGGCGCTCAAGGGCCAAACCGAGCAAACCGGCAAGGCCATGCAGGCCAGCCGCGACAAGGTTCGCCAGCTTTCGCAACAGCTGGCCAACACCGCCACGCCTACCAAGGCGCTCAATCAACAGTTTCAGCGTGCTGTACGTGAGGCCACCGCCCTCAAGGCCGCCCACAACCGTCAGCAGGCTGAGCTGCAAGGCCTGCGCGGCAAGCTCAACGCCGCCGGCATCAGCACCCGCAACCTGGGCCAGCATGAACGCGAGCTGCGCACACGCATCACCGCCACCAACCAGGCCATGGCCCAGCAAGAGGCCAGGCTCAAGCGCATCACCGCCCAACAGCAGCGCCTGGCCCGCGCCAAACAGCAGTACGACCAAACCCAGGCCCTGGCCGGCAGCATGGCGGCCACTGGCGCGGGTGGGCTGGCCACGGGTAGCGGCATTCTCTACACCGGCTCACGCCTGCTCGCACCGGGGCTCGACTTCGACGCCAGCATGAGCAAGGTGCAGTCGCTCACCCGCCTCAGCGGCGACAGCGACGAACTCAAAGCCCTGCGCGAGCAAGCCCGCCAGCTCGGCGCCAGTACCCAGTTCACCGCCGGCAACGCCGCAGACGCCCAGGGCTTCCTGGCGATGGCCGGCTTCAACCCGCAAGCCATCCGCGCCGCCATGCCCGGCATGCTCGCCCTGGCCAAAGCCGGCGACAGCGAGCTGGCCGACACCGCCGACATCGCGTCCAACATCCTCACCGGCTTCAACCTCCAGGCCGGCGACATGGGCCGCGTGGGTGACGTCCTGGTCGGCGCCTTCACCCGCTCCAACACCAACCTGCAAATGCTCGGCGAAACCATGAAGTACGTGGCGCCCGTAGCAGCCGGCGTCGGGCAGGATATCGAGACCATGGCCGCCATGGCCGGCAAACTCGGCGACGCCGGCATCCAGGGCAGCATGGGCGGTACCGCCCTACGCGCGATCATCAGCCGCCTGGCCAAGCCGCCGAAAATGGCCGCCAAGGCGCTGGAAGAGCTCGGCATTCAGGCCGCAGACGCCGACGGCAACCTGCGCGACATGCCCAGCATCCTCGCCGAGCTGTACGACAAAACCAAAGCCCTCGGCAGCGCAGACCAAGCCGGCTACTTCAAATCCATTGCCGGCGAAGAAGCGTTCAGCGCCCTGCAGGTGCTGGTCAAGCAGGCCGGCAGCGGCGCCTTGCAAGAGTTCATCGGCACCCTGCGCGAAACCAAGGGCGAGGCCGAAGAAGTCGCCCGCGTCATGGGTGACAACCTGCGCGGCGACCTCAAGGCCCTCGGCAGCGCCTGGGAAGATCTAGGCATCCAGATCAGCGACCAGCAGAACGGCCCCCTGCGCGGCATCACCCAGGGCATCACCAAAGTCATCGGCAGCGTCAAAACCTGGGTGGCGGAGAACCCCAAGCTGGCCAGCCAACTGGTCAAAACCGCCGCAGGCCTCGGCATCGTCATGGCCGGCATGGGCGGGCTCACCCTGGCCATGGCCAGCATCCTCGGCCCGTTCGCCATGGTGCGCTACGGCATGATGCTGTTCGGCATCCGTGGTGCCGGCCTGGCCAGCACCCTGTTCAGCCTCGGCAAAGTCGCCCTGCCCCTGGTGGGCAAGGGCATCATGCTGATTGGCCGCGCACTCATGCTCAACCCAATCGGTCTGGCGGTAACAGCTATCGCAGGCGCGGCCTATCTCATTTACCGCAACTGGGACCGCATCGGCCCCTACTTCGCGGGCCTCTGGGGTGAAATCAAAGCTGGCCTCTCCGGTGGGCTGTCCGGCATTGCCGCCACCATCATCAACTTCAGCCCGCTGGGCCTGTTCCACCGTGCCCTGGCCGGCGTGCTGAGCTACTTCGGCGTCGACATCCCCGCCCGCTTCACCGACTTCGGAGGCATGCTCATCGACGGCCTGGTCAACGGCATCACCGCCGGCCTGGGTAAAGTCAAAAGCGCTATTACCGGCGCCGGTGGCGCGGCAGTCGACTGGTTCAAGCAAAAGCTCGGCATCCACAGCCCGTCCCGCGTATTCGCCGAACTCGGCGGTGACACTATGGCCGGCCTCAGCCAGGGCCTGGAGCACAGCCAAGGCGGGCCGCTGCAGGCCCTGGGCAACATCAGCAAACGGCTCACTCAGGCCGGCGCTGTCAGCCTGGCCCTGACCACCGCCCCAGCCATCGCCGGGCCGCTGCCCGAACAGGTGCAGCCACTGCGCTACGCACCGGCTCAGCTCGCCCCGCAGCAACCCACGCCGCTGCAGCAACCCGTCAAACAGGTGCTCCAGGGGCTGACCAGCGACGCCTTGCCCGAACAGGTGCAGCGCGTGCGCGTCGAGCTGGACCGCCCCGAAGGCCTGCCAGCCATCGGCGCCGCCATCCCCTTCGACACCCGCGCCCCGCTGGCAGCGGCCGGTGCCGGTGGCCAGGCCATCACCATCCAGGGCGACACCATCCACATCACCCTCGAAGCCGGCGGCAACGGCGGCGATGTCGCCAGCATGCGCCGCATGCTCGAGCAACTGCTCACCGAGCGCGAGCGCACCAAGGCCGCCCGCATGCGCTCCGCGCTGTACGACCAGGAGTAACCCCACATGATGATGGCTCTCGGCATGTTCGTATTCGGCATGCACACCCTCGCCTACCAGGAGTTCCAGCGCCAAAACGAATGGCGCCACGGCAGCACTAGCCGCATCGGCGCCAGGCCCGCGCGCCAGTACCTCGGCCCAGGCGACGAAACCATCACCCTGCCCGGCGTGCTGCTGCCCGAAATTGCCGGCAGCACCCTCAGCCTCGACGTATTGCGCGTCATGGCCGACACCGGCAAAGCCTGGCCGCTGATCGAGGGCACAGGCCGCATCTACGGCATCTACATCATCGAAAGCATGAGCGAGACCCGCACCTACTTCTTCCGCGACGGCGCGGCCCGCCGCATCGAGTTCAGCCTGGTACTCAAACGCGTGGACGAAACCCGCGTCGACCTGCTCGGCTCGCTCATCGGCGCCGTGGGCGACGTGCTGAGGCGCGTGCTGTGATCGGCCAGCTCACAAGCGCTGCCGGGCAGATCCTGCGCGACCAAGTCGGCCAGGCCCGGGCCGCCCTCAACTACCCGCACCCCATCTGCCGCGTGACGGTCGACGGCCGCGACATCACCGCCGACATCACCGCCCGCCTGGTCAGCCTCAACCTCACCGACAATCGCGGCATGGAGGCCGACCAGCTCGACATTCAGCTCAGCGACCACGACGGCCTGCTCGCCATCCCGCCCAAGGGCGCCACCATCGAGCTCTGGCTCGGCTGGAGTGACACCGGCCTGGTGGACAAAGGCACCTACAAGGTGGACGAGCTCGAGCACAGCGGCGCGCCCGACGTGCTCAACATCCGCGCCCGCAGCGCTGACCTACGCGAAGGCCTGGCGAAAAAGCGCGAACGCAGCTGGCACGGCCAGACCATCGGCGCCATCCTCGCCACCATTGCCCAGGAATACGGCCTCAAACCCCTGGTGCAAGTCGCCCTGGCCGCCATCGGCCTGCCGCACCTCGATCAAGCCGGCGAGTCCGACCTCAACCTCATCACCCGCCTGGCGGCAGAACACGACGCCATCGCCTCGGTGAAAGCCGGGCACCTGCTCTTTTTGCCCACCGGCGCCGCCACCACCGCTAGCGGCCTGCCTCTGCCCCACATCACCCTGACGCGGGCAGACGGCGACCAGCACCGCTACCTGGACGCCAACCGCGACAGCTACACCGGCGCCAAGGCCTACTACTACGAAGTCAACAGCGCGCAACGGAAGGAGGCCATCGCCGGCAGCGGCGACAACCTCAAAGAGCTGCGCCACACCTACGCCGACCAGGCCAGCGCCCTGGCCGCCGCGCGGGCGGAATGGCAGCGCCTGCAACGCGGCACCGCCACCCTCAGCTACACCCTGGCCAAAGGCCGGCCGGAGCTGATCCCGGAACTGACCTACAGCCTTACCGGCATCAAGGCGGAAATCAGCGCCATCGTTTGGCTGGGCGGCAACGTGCAACACAGCTTCACGCCCGAGGCCTACACCACCAGCCTGGAACTCACCAGCCAACTGCCAGACGGCGACGAGCTGCAGAGCGACGCCAGCGAGCAATACACCGGCGTACTGGCCTGGTACCGGGACGAAAAGACGGGGGAACAGAAGAAGATCACCGCAGGCGACCAGACCAACCCCAAGCGGCTCACGCACCTGTACGCCAGCAAGGCCAGTGCAGAGCGGGCGGTCAAGC